AGATTATACACCAGGTAAATTCTATTATTCATTACCGGATTGGTTTGCAGCTATTCAATTTTCATTTGTAGAAGCTGAATTATCTAATTTACATCTTAACAATATTGAAAATGGTTTCTTACCATTAGTGATGGTTAATATGAATAATGGTGTTCCTTCTCCTGAAGAAAGAGCAACAATAGAAGATATGATTCAGGGTAAATTTACAGGCACTAGAAATGCTGGTAGATTTATATTAACATTTAATGATGATAAAGAAAGACAACCAACTGTAGATACAATTAAAGTTGATGATTTGCATGAAAAATACAAATATGTATCTGAATACGCACAAGATAAATTGTTAGTTGCTAATAGAGTAACTTCTCCACTTTTGTTTGGTATTAGAACTCAAAACAATGGTTTTAGTTCTCAATCAGAAGAAATGGAAACGGCCTATTCAATTATGCAAACAATGACAATACTACCATTGCAAAATCTATTGTTAAATCAAATAGATGCAGCATTAGAAATGGGTGGTTGGAATAATGTTGAATTATTTTTTGAACAATCAACTCCATTGGCAATCTTATCAGCAACTGCGGAAGCAACTGATACAACTGTTGAAGAAGTTAAAGATGATATTGGTGAAGAAAGTGAAAATCCAAATACAACTGATGTAAATACTCAAGCTGATAGAAATGATAATGTTGAACAACATTCATCAGATTTTAGAATGAGTAATCCTAGATTTAAAAAAGAATACGAAATAGTAAAACAATAATAAGATGAGTAGTCCATACGCTTTATTCATAACAAGAAATGATATAATTAAAAATACTCCTATTCAAGGAGCAGTTGATGCAGATAGATTATTAAACTTTGTAAGAACTGCACAGGATAAATACCTATTAAATTTATTGGGTACTGTATTGTTTTATAAAATGCAAGCTCAAATTATAGCAGGAACTCCTTTTACTGGATATTACAAAGATTTAATGGAAGACCACGTTAAACCAACTTTAATTTGGTATTCTGTTTGTGAATATTTACCATTCTCAGCAATACAATTTAAGAATGAAGGACCTTCAATACATTCAGGCCAAACTAAAAAATCTCCATTACAAAATGAGATTGATTATTTAGAAGGTAAAGCTAGACAGAATGCAGATTGGTATAGTACTAGAACACAAAACTATCTTTTATCATATTCAAGATTCATCCCAGAATACTTACAATCAGTAGGTAATCAAACTGAGGTTTATCCTGATATGGGAAACACTTACTTTGGAGGAATAAATTTATAAGATATGGCGGTAATAAATAACCAGCAGACCAATTATACTCTTTATTATAATGTAATAAATTATTTTAAAACAATAATGGCTAATCATCCTTCTATCGCACAAGTTAGTATGGGTGATATATATGAAGTTGATGATATTGAGTATCCTTATTATCCATTAGGAAATATACAAATTTCAGATGCTAAATTTGAAGATAGTAAAACTGTATATTCTTGCACATTGACAATAGCTGATAAAATTAAATTAAAAAATAATGAATCAGTTGGTAAAGAAAATAGATTAACAGTTCCTTATTTTGGTACTGATGATGTTGTTGATATACACGCCAACACATTAGCTATTATTAATGATTTACTTTCTTATACACAATATTCAGTACAATCATTTGATTTATTTTCATCTATTCGTTTAGTTGCTTTTAAAGATAACTTTGAAAACGGATTAGCTGGATGGGTAGCAACATTTGAATTAATTACACACAACGATAGACCAAGATGTCTATAAATCTATTACCTTAATGAAAACCTTAAAAGATTTAGCTGGACAATATAAAACACTAGCTCAAACTTATATGGTTCAGGGGCCTTGGAGACCTGCGTATAAAACAGGTAATTTATATAATAGAGTAGGAGAATATAATAGTGCAGATACTATGATTCAAACTGATGAAAATTTAAAACATTCATTAGCTTTATCTTATGCTCCTCCTGGCGCTTTATATGGTAAATTTGTGGAAAATGGTACACGTTTTATGGTTAAAAGACCATTTGCAGAATATGCAGCTAATGACCCTCAATTTAGAAAATCAATAGAAGAATATATGGGTCAGGCAGTAGATGTAGTTGCAAAAGATACTATGACACAATTAAATGTATCTTTTCAAAAGTTAGGTTCATCCAATACAATATAATCCGAAATTGTTAAATTAGAAAGATTTAACAATGTCTCTTTCAATAACACAATTACCTGCATCTGCTTCATTGGCACAATCCCCAATGGCATTTACACTTAATGAAACAACTGCGGTAGTATATTCATCATCCTTTCAATATGTTTTAGATTTAAACTATTGGACTGGAAGTTTATCTAATTCAGGCTCTGGTGGTGTTTATACCTTAGTAAAATATCCTAATTCAGCTCATGTTGGTATCTTTGATGTATCTAAGATTATTAATTCTACTTTAACCGATTTAAGACAAACAAATCCATCAAACGTATCATTTTATAAAGCTGATGGATATTGGCAATGGGCTTCACAAAGTTTAAGTACCGGAGCAATTACTTATGTATCAGGCTCTCATACAACTTCTGGTGTATATAAAGCATTAGATGGATACGCATTATTTCAAGAACAAATTAATGACCCAATTTATGGTAAATCTCCATATTGGCCACTAATGACTGATGGGCCGGCAACACAATCATTTTTTCCAGATAATTTTGGAACTGTTGGATGTTATACTCAAGCAGTAGGTGGAACAACTCCAACAGCTGTTAAATATACATCTGATTTAGGTACTGCTGTAATTAACTTAAGTGGAAGTACATCAACATCAGGTCAGGTTCAACAAGTCCCAGCGTATCCTACATCAACTGATTTTCCTTTTGCTAGTAATGTACAATGGTACACAATTCAAGCTTATAATTCTTTAACTCCTTTAGGACAACCATTAAGATATGAATATGCATGTATTCAAAAATATCCAAATGTAAGAATTAAATGGAAAAACAGATATGGACAATTTGATTATTTCAATTTCTATATGGTTAATAGGAAAACTTTTAAAACAACTAAAAGAACTTATCAGCCACAAATCGGAAGTTGGGATGGAAGTGGATTGGCATACAACAAATATGATTCACAAAATCTAAATTATTTAGTAGATTCTAACCAACAAATGTTAGTAAATACGTTTTGGATTCCTGAGGAATACAACGATATCCTGAAGCAATTAATGGTAAGTGATGAAATATACTATGTAACCACAGAAAGTGGTGACATTGTATCCCCAATCACCATAGATACGAATTCTGTTCAGTTTAAGACTGGAGTTGTAGATAAATTGATTCAATACAGCTTTACATTCAATTATGGACAGGGTTACAAATTAATAATATAATATGGGAGTTATATCAACACAGGGAATAAAGTACCAGTTAGTAGCAAATGGTGTAATCTTAGACCTATATCAAGATGAAATTATAACCTTATCTAATAATTCAACTCAATTATTTGATTTAGGACAATTGCCGGCTGAATATACTAAGCAATTAACTTTGCCTGGTAGTAAAAAGAATAATGCTTTCTTTGAGCATGTGTATGATATTTCTATTGTTAATCCATATCTTTTTTCAACAAATGTAAAAGTTCCTTGCTATATTTCATATGGAGGTATTTATCTTTCTCAGGGGTATCTTCAATTAAATAAAGTTAATCTTTATCAAAATAAATTTGTGGATAGTTATGAAGTTTCAATTTATGGAGCTTTATCTTCATTTGCAAGAGAAACAAATAGAACTTTTTTAACTGATATGACAAGTTCATTAAGTTATTTAAATCATTCAGCTTCATTTGATAATATTACTGGAAGTTGGGATTTACAATTATTTAGTGGAAGTGTTGTTTATCCATTTTGTGAATATGGACAAAAATTACAATATACACCTGATTTACCACTTCTAGGAATTAATTCTCCTTCTGGTGGATTATATGTACAAGATTATAAGCCGGCAGTTAGAATTAGAGATGTATGGAATGCTATCTTTGACCAATATGGATTTACATATAGTTCTTCATTTTGGCAACAAAGTTGGTTAGATAACGTTTATCTTTTAGCTAACAATCAATTAAGATATCCAGTATTTTCTGGTTCATTTGAAAATCCATCTCAATCAATTGATTTGGAAGGATATGGTTTAGGTAAAATAAGTCCTGTAAGTGGAAGTACTGATACTGTATTAACTGCAGGAGTTGCAAAAGCTTTACCTTGGACTAATATACAAACTAATCCTTATGGAAATTTTGATAGTAATTTAGTTTATCATTTAGATTTTCCATCTCGTTTAACTTACAATTTTCAATTACAATTTGAAGTAAGTAAATCAGGAGCTGGATATGGTGAACCTATATTTAATTTTAATGTATTAGATGGATATTCTAATAGTGTAGTTATTTCAGTACCATTAACATCTTTTAATGATTATATGAATGGAATTAGAGCATATGATTTATCACAAGGTAGTTCAACTGGTACTAAAACATATACATTAGTTCAACAAAATTCAACTGGTTATTTACCATCAGGTAGTTATAAATTTGGAATAACTTATAATAATAATGGTGGCTCTAATTTTAAAGTAACAATAGATAAAGGTGGACAATTAAGTTCTTATTTAGATATTATTAAAGCTGGTAATGTTGGTGAAGGATT